CCCTCGATAATTGATGCTTGATTTGAGGCATACCATATGGAACCTCCAGCCGCACTCAGTATGGCCACGGAAAATGTGCCAGCGGTTAATATGTTAACCTTGGGCAGATCCACACATCACCTATTCAGCCGCTTCTAGTTTTGTTTCCAGGGAAGCAGCCAGCTTTTCAGCGAAAGCCTCGCGGCTAACTGTCAGCTGATCAAAGTTAAAACGTGCATTGGCTAACTTAGCATCTAAATCTTGCACATGACGAAGCCATATCTTTTGCTCCTCAGTAAAATCGTCTAGGTTGTATTCATCCCCATCAATCATAATGGCGTTTGCTTGTTTATCTGCCATCGTATTGCTCCTGTCTTAACAAGCCATCACAACGCATGGCACTAAATATGATTCATCATCATATGTATGGCTCACGTTTGTTGATGTAACTTTTGCTATAGTTTTGCTGCGAACAATGTCATCGCCTTGTGGTTTAGCTGTGCCATCCCCTGCTGACATAAGTAAATCACCACGAGCTATAGTAACTCCTTTAGCAATACGAATAACCATATCACCTGTCATTGCTACATTCATGTCATTGAACTCGTCATCATCATCATCCCAATTCACAAAAACTCCTGCAACATTTGAGTCACCCTCTACAGATGACACAGCCATACAGTTTAATTGTTCATTATCTTCCGTATAAGCATCTCTTGCTTCAACTGCTCTACTTACAAGATTACCATCATCACCTACTACTGCATCTTTTGCCTCTACTGCATCATGTGACCAAACAGCCATTTGGTCTAAGTTAGTCATCACAGTGCCTTTGACGATGCTTGTATCTTTTGAACCGTCTGTTAATTGGGACCAACGAGCTAAGTGACCACCGTTATAAGAAACAGTTGAGCCTGAAACAGAAATAGTTCCTTCTGTAGTTCCTGCATGTTGAATATTCACAACAGTTCCATCACTTCCGTTTCTATTAAATGAAGCAACACCGGCAGAAGACCTTACAAAAGCACTTCCTCCAGTTGAAAAAGTTGCCCCTGGACTAGTATTGTCATCAGCCGATTTGCCTACTAGATATACCCCATTTCCCAAAATACGCATACGTTCCGCAGGAGTGCCACCATTAGGTGTAGACACCGTAAAATCGCAAGCATTAGAGCCGTTGTTTGTTGAAGCTAAGATAACAGGTCTATCCGCAGCAGTTGTACATGAAGCAAGTAACATTCTTACATCTGTGCTTGCATTTGAACTAGCATTGTGAAGAACAAAAGGAGTTGTTGAGGCACCTGCGCTAGTACTTTGCATAGTAACATTATTATTACCGCCATCTACAAAAAGCATATTAGCATTGCTGTTGCTCTCAACACGAAAGTCTAAATCTTGGCTATCTTCATTGATTACCACTTCACTTGGTTGAATTGTAATTCTTTCTCTTTCAGTACCTGCTGTTATTGTTTTAAAACTTAACCTAACATCTTCCGTTCCATCTGAAGCGTCTTGTAGTTTAGCAGCAATAAGTCCATACTGTATTTTTTCATCTGCATCGTTTTCTCCATGAAACTCTATTGCGCCCACAAGGTCATCATCAGCAGGACTTGCTGAATTACGAAACAACTCTAAAACAGGGCCACTATCTGCATCTGCGTCAGTGCTTTCAAGTATTAATTGACTATCATTACTTGCGTTAGTAATTGTTACTGTACCAACACTATCTATTCTCATACGCTCCGTCGGACTAGTACCATCAGAGCCATCATTGGTTCGAAAAATAAGTTCTCCCTTTTGGTCGTCCGACGCATCGTGATGGCTGGCTTGAATTTGCGCTAAGACACTTTGCTCACCGCCAGACTGTTCACCCTGAAATGTAATTTTCGATTCACGACCCCCGCTCGTGTCTTCATGGGTTGTGTTCTTTAATTTTAATTCGGTTGTTTCGCCACCAATGTCTACGTTGCCATTATTATCAATAATCAATCTAGGATTGCCATCGCCATCCGATAAAACAATATGGTTATTAGCTGTTCGAATATCCAAACCACCTTCATTACCATCGAATGAACCAACAATAGTATTCTTTTGTCCTGTTGTTATTAATGACCCACTGCTAACACCTATTGCAGTATTAAAACTAGCTGTTGTGTTTGCTGTAAGAGCATCGTGTCCAACGGCTGTGTTATTACCCCCTGGACTAGTTGCATCTAAACTATCAAGTGCTGTATTTCCTAGAGCAATGTTATTTGTACCAGTAGGAAAATCTCCTACACCAATTTTAAAACCACCAGCTGTTGACCCATCATGGACACGAACCTGATTAGCTGTTGTGTCGAAACTAAGTTCACCTATCGCACCAGTGAACGCATTGTTCTGCGCTGCTGTGCCTCGTCTCAGTTGTACTTGAATAGCCATTATAAACTCCCATAATCATTTGTTGAAACAGCTGCATTTGCAACACTACCAAAATCATTGATGGCAGTGAGAACTCCAGAATTAATATTTGACGCTACCAGATTAATATTTGAAATAGCACCAGCCACATTTCCAATATCTGTTGCATCAGCCGCAACTGCTGTAATATCAGAACTTATTCCACCGCAAGCTGCTACACTGGTTGAGATCCCAGCAACAGTATTCACATTTGAAATTGCTCCGGCCACTGTTCCAATATCTGTTGCATCAGCCGCAACTGCGTTAATGTTTGTAGTGTTACTAGCAACCGAAGTTACGTTGGATGAAATATCAGCAACCGTTGTGACATTTGCTTTTATTGCAGCCAGGCCAGAGATTGCATCGGTTGCCGTTGTTCCGTCCTCGATATCTGCCAGTGTTGAAATGTCAGCAGTGATTGCCGCAAGAGAGCTTACGTTTGCTATTGTTGGCCCAATCTCGGGAGCGCCTGATGTTGCGTTGAAAGCTAAAACTGTTCCTTTGCGGTTATCTTTTGTTGGCATTTCCAGGCTTACAGACTCATCGCCAGCATTAACTATGATTGCACGACCGACCTTTTCATCAAGCTGTTGAGCCATGATGACCAAACTATCAAGCTGTTCATTTAAACTTGAAGCAAGTAAATCACCAGCCGTTACAAAATCAGTTGTGCGCTCTAAGCTTCTACCACCGATAATTGTTAATATATCCGAGGCCACAAGTGCTGATCCCAAAGTAACTGATCCGGTGCCATTTGTGCCAATAGTTACTGTGTAATCAGCAGTCAATGTGAGCGTTGTTGTGTTCTTAATAACGATAAGATCACTGTCAGCTAAGATGTTGAAAGTAAATGCAAAAGGACCAGTTGTCGTGTTTCCAGTAAACTGAACACGCCTAGCTACGTTGCTAATTGGAATATCGACCATCTATATAATCCTTCGATTTGTTTGTCTTATACCATATCTTGTTTTAATTGCCAAATATTCTTGATAGATCTGGCGCTCTTTCTGGTCTGCTTTGACCAGGAGACCACCAGTAATTTTGATCGTACTCTCTTTGATACTTCCTTACAGTTCTTCTTATCCTCTTATCGAAATCTGGATCAGCCCACTTTCGAACCTGGTCAACGACCGTTCTTTCCAAAGCTAATCTTGAATACCATAAAGAGCTTCCAGGAGTGTATCTTAATGTAAAATCGATAAACTCTTTTGCTGCTTTTGTGTCTTCGCCCTGGGCTACTTCATATAAGTTACCAATCGTTAGATTGATTAAATCTTTTCCAACATCTGTTACCGGACCAGCAACAGTTTCAGTTAAGCCACCGCCAAATCTATTTACATTGGAGAAAAAGAAATCTCCAAAAATACCCAGGCCACCACCTTGTAAAAATGCAGCACCCCAAAACTTCAATGATAAATTTCCGTCCTCATCAAATATAGATCTTGGATCTCGACCCTTAGACATTTCCTTCGCTGTTAATGCTAATGCACCGAATAACGTGGTTGAAATCATTAAATCAGCTACAGCTGTCGCTCTATCGAAACCACTTTTCTGTGCAACAGATCTTATAATATGAGTATTTATTAGTGTAACACTAAAGTTTTTATACATTGCGAAAGATCTACCAAGCTCACCGATAAATGTTCCTGGTCTAACATCACCTGTTAAGGCGGCTCGACCTCGAATAGATGTTGAGGGAACAGCAAAGTTTGTTTCTGTTTCAATCATGGACATCATATCCGTAGCAATCTCTCTTGCTAATGTGGGATTTATATCGCTTCGAAACTCTATATCTTCAGCCCTAAGAAACTTTGCGCCCTTATGATCGTACAGTTCTGTGGATCGCATGATATCCCATTTGGTAGCATTTAATCCGTATCTTTCCATCGATCCTCGAAGAGCTGGATCTAAATCATCGAATGTTTTTCCAACGCTATCAGCCAAAGTTCCCATAAACTCCATGCCAAAAGCCCACTTACCTGTTTGTGTCCAGGGGCTAAGAAAAGAAGCCCTCATTACAAAATCAGCTACTCGCCTGGTAACTTCTGGTCCAGACATTTCTCCAACATACCGCATCTGTCCGGCTGCTAAAGTAGACCAGCCTTCAGCTGTAAGCCCCAACCTAATGGCTAACTGACTTTGCTCCTCTTTGCTCATGCCAGGTAAAGATTCTCCCAGGATATTTATATATTGCTTGAGAGTAGATGTTTGAGGCAAGCCGTTCATGTTCCTGGCTATGCGCTGAAAGTTAACGTCAGTCAAAGCTGATATAGATGCAGCGCCTAACTGAGCCGATTGTAATAACTGCCTTACCCCAGCAAACGTATTTGCAAACAAACCATTGACAGGCTGATTGTGCCTACCTGTCATAATGTTGAATAATTCATCTACTTTAGCACCAGTTGATTTAGCAGCATCCGCTTTATTTGGCTGTTGCTGTTCCAGGTAAGTTTTTAAAAACTCTTTGGTGGTATGTGGATTAGGGCCAAAGCGCTCCATAAATGCAATATCCCTGGACATAGTTGTTATATGCCCCATCATCACATCAAACGGATTATCGTTACCAAATCGTGTTTGATATTTTAACCAGGCATCGCCATTTTTAAATACAAGAAATCTATGATCTGTGTTTCTCCTAGCAAGCGCTTTACCTCGATGTAGATTGGCACCAGGCTTTAACTTTGAAAGACCATCAGTTTCGATTGTTTTATAAACTTTTAAAAGTTCTGCTTCTAATCTACCACGATTAAATGGCAAGCCAGTCTCATGATCGATCATTTTCTCAAGATCTAGCAAATCATCTATAAAATTTCTCCACTCTTCAAATCCAGCTTTTTTTACTTTTACTGTGCTATGTTGCTGTGGAAGACCCCAATCTAATCGCCTGGGTATCATTCCTCCAGCTGCATTAAAACGCTTCCTTAGATATTCAGCTACTTCTTTCCAGGCGCTTGCAAACTCCCTGGCAGAAATATCGTCCGTACTTCCCTCCTCAAAAATTTCTTTTACCAGGTTTTTCATCTGGGCTTTCTTTCGAGTTCTACCTAACAGATCTCTGCGAAAATTCTTCAAAAGACCGTCAAGCTTCCTGGTAGCGCTTCGAGTAACAACTGCCTCTAACTGAGCAACGCTTCGTATATTAGAACCTTTGGCCTCCTCGAACAGCGCCAGGGCTGCCTGGTTTATGTCATATTTACCAAGCATTGTTTTGTTATTGTATCTTTGCAAATCAAAGGTAAGTCTTTTCCAAGACTGAGCTTGCATGATTGCAGCTCGTTTTCTCTCAATAGCCTTCTTCCTGGTAGCAGCTGCCGCATCAACACTGGCTTGCGTCTGAGCCGGACCTGGACCCATCTGCCTATTATATTCCGGTAAAAGCTCATCCAGCTCATCAAAGTACATCTGAGCTTGTTCCTGGGAGATCTCTCCAGCCCTAACACCATCCTCAACACAACGTCTAAAACTCATAGCCCACACACCTCTAATCTGCGGATTAGAGCATCGTCAGCATCTATATCCTTTTTAATGTCTCTTAGGGTTTTACCTACAGCTTTCCCTTCTGCATCGAAGCTAAACGGTATTTCTAAATCCAAATCTTCCTGGTTAAAATCTATGTTAAAACCTTCTTCCTCTGCCTTGACTTCTGACACCGGATCTATTATATCTCTAGTAGGAGGTTCTGAAATGTCAGATCGAATACTTGTAGACTGGGATGGTCGCCCAGCAATTTCATTTTCTGTGACTGAAGCCTTGGCTATACTTACGCCAGGCGGTTCCTGGACAGCTGTAGATGGTCCAGACGTTTTCAATACTGGTCGAGTTATACCGGATGAGAACGCATTTATGTCGCTGTTTGAGCGAAACTTTGGTAGCTTTCCTATACCAGAGACCTTTAAAAACGAAGAGTCCTCTTGAGAAATAGCTTCTGCATATAAAGATCGCTGCTTCTGAGCTATCTGCTTTGCCTTTTTAGGATTTGTTTTTTCAACATCTCTATATTGTGTATAGAGCTGCTCTCCACCTTTGTTAAATTTTGCATCGTAAAGTTTTGGCGACCATATTTGAATTTCAGAAATTAAGCCGTTTGGCGTTCTTACAAGAATTTTTCTATCGAAATAACCAGCTGGGGTTGTACTCCATCCCTCATCTAAGACCTCAGCTTCCTGGCCAAATCTTTTTACTATTTCATCACTCTGTTCTTGCTTAGTAACAATAAATCCAGCCCTTGAAATATCAGTTAGCTCTTTTGCGCTTCCATAACCTTTTCTTCCGACCTTTGATCTAGCTGTTTCAATTTTTTTCAAACCTGTATTTTTTAATTCAACGCCTAAATCTTTCTCAATATCTTTACCAATGTTTACAATAAAGTCCTGAGACTCTGGTGCTAGCTTATAAATATCATCAACAGTCTCTACTGGTTGGCGATCTTTAAAAGATTTCTCAATAACCTTTGCGTTTGTTTCGCCAGGTATTTCTTCTCCAACAATTTCTTCAAGATCTCTAAATGTATCAAGAATCATTTGCTCCGTTTGACGTTCTACGCCTGGTCCTGTTGGTTCATCGAAGTCATCGAAGAGTTGTTCTTCGCTCTTACCAATGCCGCTCTCCTGCGGATCATCGATAGTGCGTCCAAGATCGCTAGTTGTTGCCCTGTCAAAATCGCCTCTCTCAATTCCTCTTCTGACAGCTTCGGCGTAGTCTCTGGCTGCGACTTTAAAGTTTCCTGTTTCTTTTGCTCTTCTAGCGGCTTCTGTAAGCTCGTCACTGAGCTGTCCTTTTCTTGTCGAGAGCGTTTGGAGGAGCGCGATCGCTTGGGCGTTTTCATTTGCTAACCTTTCATTTTGTGTTTTGACGAGCTTGTTACCTTCAGCTTCAATTCTTTCAGCGTTCTGTGTCAGGTTTCTAAAAGCATTTTTATCAGCCCTAAGAAGCTTTTGAGTTTCATCAATTATCCTGGCTCTTTCCAGGACTAACGAAGAAACAAACATCTCATCGCCAAATAAAGTTTCTTGCGTTTCTTTTGTAACACCGCTTTCTATAACTTCCCTGGTTATAAACTCAGCTTCAGTCATATTCTTTGGTTGTGATTTAGATAGTACGGCAATAGCTGCATTTTGTAGATCTGGCTGATCTTGTGAAATCAATCGACCAACAACAGACGCATAATTACCTGGCACTATTCCATTTATAACAGCGCCAAAAGCTTCATCATTTAATGTTGATATTGCCCTGGCTTGGACAACTACGCTACTCCTAGGCGGTAATTTTATTCCGGCTGCGTCAAGATCTGCATGTACTCTTAATATTTTAGCGGCATCTATTACTAATTGCTCATTGTCAGTAGCTTCACTTATGTTTTTAGCAGCTGCATTAACTTTAGCGTGTTCAGCTGTATATCCATCGGCCTCTCTTAATAACGTGCCATATAAAGATATCTTTTGATTAGGATCTCTAGACATAATTCTTTTAGCTAATCCTAACCTTTGATGGCCATCGGCAATAAATATTTTTCCATCGAGATCCTCCCAGAACATAACTTGCCCTGATAAAGCTGGATTCCATTTGACCTCATCTTTTAATTTAGCACTAACACCAAATTCATCTGTTTGTGATTTAAACTGAAACCGCTTTGGATCTGCAATCACTCGATTTGCTTCTATTTTAAAAACAACACCATCCAGGTTTTCAACGCCATCGATGATCTCCTCATCGGTTTTGCCGTAATTAATATTGTTTACTGGTTCATTTGTTAGATCTGGCGCTCTACCTGATTGCAAGGAATGAGTTGCCTCAGTCAATCTTTGTTCATGCTCTACCTGGGAGCCTGGTGTAGTAGGATTTTCTAAAGGATTGCTTTGCTCGAGATCAACAGCATCATCAGCTGCATTAGCTAGTGCTTGGCTTTCTGGGTTAGCATTGTCAGTTGTTTTAAAAGCGTTGTAGCCTTTTGATACACTTCTTGCAGTGAGATTGATGCCAACACCTAGACCAGCCGAAGCAATGGCATCGATACTAATATTTCTTAAAAAATCTTTGTACGTGTAGTCATAACCTAGTTCGTCATACCATTCTTTTATCTTGGGTTGTGTTATTGCACTGGCACCGCCACCAAGAGCTGCTTCGATCAAAGCCAATCTCAAAAGTGATTTACTTGTTCCATACAAACCGCCAACGACAGATGTTCCCTGGATAACTGGATCTTTGAAACTAGCAACAGCTCCCCCAGCCAATCGACCCGTGAAGCCACCAGCACCAACGCTACGAGAAGAAACGTCCTCAAACTCTTCCCTGGCATCTCTACGAATTTGATCAATATCAGCTGCAACATTTTCTGGTGTAAGCGTTTTTAAATCGTCTGGTAATATGTCCTGATTGTCCTGGATAAACTTAAATATTTTATTAGCACGATTTTGATATATATCTGGCACAGTTGTATCGACAGGCAGTCCAAACTTATTACCTATCGTATTTAGCAATAGCGGATCAGCTGATCCTGGTAGCGGCAAATAGTCAAAGATAGTTCTGTTTACATAAGGCGCTGGGTTATGTAGTTTAATATTTATATCCTCTTCAAAGATATAACCAGATCCTATTGCATCAGGAACAACCTCTTGTAACCTTTCAAACTTCTCATCCCAATACCTTGCTAACAATAAAGGCTTAGAGTTTGTCATCTCTAATGCTTCAACATTTTTAAAAGCAGCTGAATAATTTTCTGCAAAGAATGTCGGAGGAATAGACATACCTTCGTAGCCTAAGACATCTAAATCATCTCTGCGATCAAACTCTATCATTGTTTAGTTTTTAACCATTGTGTGTAAGTTAAACTACCACCATCAATTATAAAATCAGCATATGCTGTGTAAAGATCTGCATCAAAATTAGCATCGCCTGGTTCGGGCAATGACTCTAAAAACCTTACTGTGCTGGCCTCATTAAGCTTTCCAGACTGTATCCCAGCCTCAAGCTCCTTAACAAGTTTTTCTGTTTGTTTTTTGTTTGCCCTCAAACCTGATCCAAATTCGGCACTTATTGATCTTTCAGCCTCACCCTTTGAAAGTGATCGTTTTGTTTCTACTGCTGGATCTTGCGTTGTTGAAAAGGGTGTTTGATCGGCTTGTTCGGTTTGGAGATCAGATACATTTATATCCTCTACTACTTCGCTCATAGCTTCTGGAGCTGCTATACTTTGAACTTGGCTTGCCATTTCGTTGACTCTAAAGATAACAGGTATTCCGTCTGTGTTTTCAATTTGTTTGAGAGCAAAGCCTCCTCGATTGTGATAGATAATTTTATATTTATCTTGGCCTATGTGTTGCGCTGAGTAGTTTTCAGCTGTTCGAGGATTTGTAATAGCATCTGCCATTTTTTCATCTATGCCCAAATCTAATAACATTCTTTTGTTTTTCAAAAAGTTGCCAACACTTGAGGCTTTTTTATTGTTTGGAATGTAAACAGGAAAGTCATTTATTGGTTGAACGCCTCCAAAAATTTCACCACCGCTTTGTGTTTGACCCATAGCTAACTGCAAAGATTGTATAAATACGTCCTCATTAAATAACTCACCAGTTGTGGTTGTGCCAGCTTTTATGTCAAAACCTTGCCTGGCCATCTGTTCAGTATAAATCATTTTGGCTACGTTTAAGACTGCGCCTTGCATCGAGGGCTGTGTAATCGCAGATCCAACAGTTTTATAATAAACTGGTAGAATATTACTATCTGTTGCCCCAACTGGCCCAACACCGGCCTTCATTCTTTCCTTACCGCCCAGGGCTAACATAACAGCCTCAGTCGATCCTTCATTTACTAAATGGCCAAGCATTGCCATGTCTGTGTCAAACTCAGATACTTGCGTTAAAACCTGTCCAGCTGCTTGATTAAATTTAGAAATAACTCCTAATATCTGCATCTTGCCTCGAGTATCAGCCATTTCAAAACCATCTGTTAAGGCTCTTACTTCAACACTTAACAATGGCTTTGGTATCGGTAGACTATAAAAAGAAGAAATTTTTTGCGAGTCTAACATTCTTTGCGATAAAGCTTGATCATCAACAACTATTTCGCCTGTTTCTTCGTTGAAAGAAACTATTGGTTGTGGCTGCACGAAGTTAGTTCTTTGAGCATAATCCATAGGATTTTTCTCAATACTGGTAATCATATTTTCAAAAAACTTTTGTGCCTGGTCACGCCTTTTAATTTCTTCAGAAGTGTTTACGCCAGGCGCTCCTTCCCCTGGTATGCCTTCAGTCGTGTACCTTATTACCTGGGCTTCCAACTCACCTCTACTTAATGATCTTAATTGATTAAAAAAATCTAAACTATCTTCTAAATCAGAGATTCTGTTTAAGCTTACACCACCATCAAATTCAGATATTTCACCAGCCTTTGATCGTAAAGCCTCAATATCCTCTAAGGAAATATTGCCACCATTTTCTAAAATCTGATCATAATCATCAGCTGTATTAACAACAAAAGCTGATTGAGCTTTTATGTTGGTTACGTTGCGATTGTACTCTGGACGAAGCAAACTATTTACGAAACGAACACTATCCTCATAGTCCATCTCAGCGATAGTCTCTTTACCACTTAATATATTATCTATTTGTTCTTTTTGTTCGTTCAGTGGTTTTTGATAGAACGAAAACAATATACGATTTTGATAAGCTTTTTCTTTTACTTTTGCCCCCCAAGCGTCAACATTCTCCGGCTTTGCGCCCAGATCTAAAAGAACTTTTGCTTCGCTTGCTATGTCTGCATCGATCTCTGCGGTAGTGTACCCATCAATTTGAGAAGCATTACCAATAATCCAGCTTGCTCCGTTGGCAGCTGCCTTATCTTGTTTAATCTTAGCGTCTTTAAGGATTTCACTAGACCAATACTTAGAATATCTAAGCTCTGCTTTTCCAGACGTTTCTTGCAGCCTGGTTCTTAGAATAGCAGCTGATACCGGATCAATATCTGATAGCGCTGCCGGAAATCCATCCGAAACGCTTTGCAGCTGAGATTGTATTGTACTGAAAGATGTTTTGTTATTTTGACCTTCTGTTAGAATTTTTGTTATTTCTAACTCAGCTTCACTTTGTATTTCTGCGATAGCTATTTTGTTTGCAGCATCATAGGCTGTTTCTTCTTCAAGGCCTCTTGGACCGCCCTGGGCTTTCATTGCCTCGAGTATTGGCTGCGCTCCCTCTGTTCTTACTCTTTCGATACCAGATCTTACAGCTTCTTTTTGCGCAGTCTTAAAAAGAAAATCTGACATCTGATCAAATGTCTGTGATATGGTTTGACCAACAGCTGCCTCTCCACGAAGTCCAGCAAAGTCTACACTTCTAGGAATATTAGCTTGTACTCCAGCGCTTCTAAGTCTTGGTAATCTAGCCATTATAAAGTTCCAAATCTATAAGCAGCTCCGGTGAGTGTTCCAATCGCTGAAATGGTTGCAGATCTTCGAGCGGCATCACCAGCAACTCTATATTGATGCGCTTGATCCTCCGCAAATGATTTTGCTAAAACTATATTATCCTGGGCAATGCCATAATCAGTTGAGGCCGTTGCCATATTAGCATTAAATATTGTGCCTATATTTCCAGAACCAGTTGCTCCAGCCCTACTTATTAAAGTAGCTAAATTTTCATTTAGCCTGGTTAAAATATCAGCGCCTTGCTGTTTGTATCTTGCTGCCTCCGCATCGCCCTGGAGTAATGTCTGAGAGGCTTTAGCGTCATACATTTTTTCTTCAGCGCGTCCAGCCTTTATCTTTCCGGCCGCTGAAACTGCTGAACCTATCAACATTGCTGGAGCTGCAAAACTAGCCATATCTAACTTCCTACACTTAATTTATATTCCAGGCCTAATACAGTCATAGGTAATGGAACATTTTGAGTTAACGTAATTTGTCCGGTAGCACTGTATCCTAAGATACCATGCGCTGTTTTTAATCCAGTAAATGCCTGGATAGGTGTATCGAGAACACCTACGCCAAAATTTCTAAACGATATTTGTTTACCATTAATTACTAAATCTTTTGTGTCATTGAGTAGTGCATCGACCTGGACAATACGCTTTTTAAGACCTTGCACCGACCCAGACCTTAACACTGGTTCGGTTGGCATTGTCTTTGCCTGAACTGTATATTCTAATCCTACCTGAAAATCAGATGTTGCTGCACCAGCAAACGTAATTGTAAACGGAGAAGCAGGAACCGTCTGAGTTGGCTCTACAACGCCATCACGCACGATTTCAACAGTTTCCCCTTCAAGATGATCCATCGTTGTTGACGAGGCCGCTCCTCCAGTCTTAGCGCTATCCAAGGTTACATCTTTGTCAAACTTTTCTAAATAGTATTTGACCTGAGAATTTACTGTACGTTTTACAATGCAAAAGGTATCAGAAACTTCTGTGGCTACAGCAATAAAGTTTCCATCCGTTGTAAACGAGCTTGGCGCTATAACCTCTTGCCCGACCAAGATAGAATAAACTGACATTGATCCATCATCACCATTAACGATAAATAGTCGATCTGCCTCATCAGTTGATGTTGATCTACGAGCTGCTAGGTCAACAGGGTTTTTTATAAGATGCGATGAAAGTACGGATATCTGTTGTACTTGGTATGAGTTTGTACCTGACCCAAACTGAAATGCGTTTATGGCTTTACCCTGTCTTTGAACAAATACAGACGCACCATTTATATCCTCTATAGGGACACCTGGCTTTGCGCCAAGTCTTGTTTGTGGCCGGATTAAAAAAGTCGCTGGCGTAACTGGAGCGTCCTCAGATTGAATAACAACAAATTCACCGCCAGTTGTAAATATTCTTAGATCTGCACCAGCTATCACGTTTACAATACTATTGAGCTGATTGGTGTTTATTGTTGCTTCTACACTTTCATCATCAAGCCCACTACCAGGATCAAAGTTAAAGAAATCAATGGCCCTAGATCCCCATATTGTATTTGGTCTGGACTTTGATCCACCAAAATATAATCTGCCCTCGTGGAAAGTGGCTGACTTTGGCCATCCCCTGTCATTACTCCAAACATCTTCATAGCCATGTTCGCTTTTCCAATTACCGGCGACAACTCCATTTGTATCAAAAAACGGAACCTCTGTAACTGCTTTCATCACTGTCGAGCTAACAAACTCTACATATTTAGCTCGTCCAAAGGTAGTGTCGACTTGGGCAAATTCATTTACGCTTGCCGCTGAAAAAGCCTCAACCTTATATCCTGTTGTATTGTCCGGTTGCGTAGTCCAGTTTGGATATACTGTGGCTACCTTAGTTGACGCTACATAGTCATCAATAAACCTAGACTGACCGGCTCCAGTTCCTGAAGTAAGGGTTATAGACATTCCATTAGGTTGATCATCAGATGAATATGCAGACGAGGACTTGAGTGTGATTGTGTTAGAACTCCCAGCCTGGGCAGTTCCGGTATCTGTAGTTACGCTCGAGGCCGTTATTGTTATGTTGCCAGATACTGCGCTGGGAGTAATTGTAAAATTTGGTGAATGAATACTTAAAGCGTAAGGATACTGAGGGACGTTCGTAAGAGGTAGGTTTTCGAATGTCCAATTTGTATCTGTATTTCTAACTAGTCTTTTTGTTTGCAAATCCTCGTGGCATAAGATCAGCGTATCAACAGCCTGGGTAAAGGTTAATTCATCTAACATCGCAGCAGTAATATCTGACGCAGCTATATAATCATTACCTGATCCGTTTATATTTTGCTGCAAAACACCAGCTTTAAATACATAGATCCGACCAACAACCAGCGCCAAAAGAAAGCTATCTGTGACGCTAAACTCAAAAGGTATAAGTTTAAAATCTGTAAAACTTGTTCCAAAATCATAAATAAACTTTAGCCCATCTCTGCGCTTCAGGCCGCCTTGAGGTTGTATAATTACATTGGTCGCTTCTTCCAGGGCGTTTTGATATTGAGAAAGATCTGTCCTGGCTCTTAGTAACGGATCTAACTCACCAACAGAAAAGTTCGTTTGAAACTGAGTAATCCGCATTTATTGCCTCGCTTGAATTAAGGTATAGTCCTCGACAATTTGTGTTGATTGACCTCTTGCATCAATATTCATAGCTTCGCGCATCAAACCACCCCTACCATTTTCCCCAGGAGATCCATAGGCAAGCGCTCTAAAATAATCTGCTTTGGTTGCCTGATCTGTAATAACGATTGCTAACTCAGCCGCCAATGCTGTTCTTAGCAAACGAACAAAATAGTTTGGCATTTTGGCCTCAGTTACAGTTCTTTGATAGTCAATAAAAACGGTGTCCATATTTGTTACTAACTGGTCACCATATATTTCCCAGCCATAACGAACAGATCTTTGAGCTGTGCCATCTGTTTCAAATACTGCCAGCGCACCAGTTAAATGATCGCCAGGCATTTGATAAGCGTGTTCCCATTCATTTACTGGAGCTGTTGATAGTCTGGCCAGCTGAACTTTGTTTAATGTCCAAGACCACACATAGGTACTTAGCAATGTATTTTTTAAATCTGGGTATAATCGATCGCAAGCCTGAGCTGCGTCAGTTCCTTCTGTAAAAGAAGAAAGGGGCGAAGCCCCCAGCGAAATCAAAGCATCTGAGCAAATAGATAAATCTGTATCGCCTACGGCCATTATAACCCTCCAATATGTGTATGGGGCTAGTTGCCCAGCCCCATATTAATTAGTCACTATCAGTGTTTGCTAATGTTGTTCCGTCATTAACGTCTACAACTCCAGCAGCTGAGATTGAAAGCACATAAACAAGAGTAGCTACAGCTGTGCTTCCTGTTGATGTTACACAATAGATCAAATCTCCAACGGCTAAACTGTCGTGAATACTGTTAAAATATCCTTCAGTGTTTACGGCAGCAATCGCATCAGTTGTTGAGTAGGAGTATATAGAAGGCGCATTGCCTTTCTTAGATGCTCCGATGGTTGCAAAACCAGTACTTGAAAAAGCCATGTGTTAGTCTCCTTACTCAGTACATGAAATTTTTACGATACCATCATCATCGATCGCTATTGCCCCAGCTGAGAACATGGAGCTGACTAGGAAAGATGTTTTTTCAGGTATGTAGTTAACCTCACTCTTTTGTGAGATACTTTCGGCATAACCCATTGAGCTTTCATGCCATGCAAAGCAAGTACGAGTTGATGGCTTTGGAACACCACCCTCATCACGATCACCCATACTGATTATATTAAAGCCCATGAACGATGAGATTTCCCCACGAACAAGAGCCTTTACGGTCGCAAAATCTGAGCTAGTTGTCTCTGTTTCACTCAGTAAAGCGTCAAGCTGAGAAGAGTGCATCAATATGTGACGACCTTCAGCTGGTACGTTTTTCTCATTAAGAGCTTTAGCAGCCGCACGAAGTTTTGCAACATTCATATTGGAAGTAGAACCACCAATACCAGTTGCAACTGTTGACGGTGATGAAGCCGCATCAAGAGCATCGATGCAAAGTTGATCCATACGTCTAGCTATTGCTTTGGAAACAACCTCAACCAGCTCTCTAC